GACGAAGGGCGACCTAAGATAGTCATACCTACGTCACCTGCTAGCTGACGGTTCATACCAAAAGCTGGTTGTGCAAACTGAGCTGTGTAGTCCGAGCGACCAAGCGCCTCTGCGGCAAGGGACGACTGGTCACCGATGCGACCCCTAGCCAGGCTTCCCTGTCTTGCCCTTTGATCTACTCCACGTTGCTCCTCTGGGGTCAGTTGACCCATAGCCTTGCGGGACATACTCTCTGCAATTTCTGTGCTATAAGGATCAGCGTCACGGTAAGCCTCGACTACTTGAGGTGCGAACTCCTGCAATGCACCTACATCATCAGCACGTTGTAAGCCCAGTTGCTCACGTTGCAATGCACCTGCACGGGTTGACTGCTCTTCTAGTAAATCAAACAGTCCTCCTTGACCCTTTTGCCCCTCAAGCTGTTCCATTTGAGCACGAACAGAAGCAATTTGGGATGCACGATTATTGCCCATAGAACTCGCTATCCGCTGAACTTCCCTGTTGTATTCTGCTAGTTCTTTGTCGTAATTTTCATTTGGGATTCGAGGAGACGAACGGCTCGAACCCCTTTGTGGTCTACTGCTACCACCTCTATATGGAAGGTTTAACTCTTTTGTCTTGGAAGGGGGAGGACCTGCCGCCGCAATAGCAATCTTCTTTGCCTCTGCACTACTGAGACCCCCCTTGCCTGCTTCTAAGCCAGCGAGTTCGACTTCTAGTCTTTTATACGCAGGGTTATCTTTGCCACCCGCAATACCTTGAGCCATTACGTTAATGTCCGCCAGCTCTAGAGCCGTGTATTGAGGGCGATACCGTTGCTCTGCGGCAATCAATCGATTCTGCAATCGAGGATCTGTTACTCCGCTGTAATTTGAAAACCCTCGCCCAAAAAGGTATTCTCCCATCGCCTTGCCCGGATCGATGGGGGGTGGTTGATTAATTGTTGTGCCGCCTCCTCCTTTGCCTCCCATAATATTTATTGGTTAATTATTTTTTTAAAAAGTTTGTTAGTGTAAAGTATTCGTTTTGGAAATCCGTTTCTGTATCTTAATCCTATTTTATTCCGAGTTAGAACTTCTGGGCATTTGTCAATAAAATCCTGTGTCAACTTCTTGAAGGAGTCCTTGCCGTCAGCAAAAACAAAAGCCATAAATATACTATCCCCGTCTTCTGCGTCAGGCTCCCAGTTGTTAACAAAATCCCATCCGTCATCTCTGTTGCAATTATACCACATAAATACACCCCTAATAGTTTCGTCTGCATTGTGGTGAACAATTAAGGTTTGCTTCGCCCAGTGGTATGCAACCATAAGACGTATCATCTCTTCTTCCCATCCATCAAATACTTTCCCGTTCTCGTGTTCAACGCAGAAATCCACGACTTCATCTATAAAGTCAATGGCTTCTTTCTGTTCAGCATTTTGCAATGCTAATTGAACTGATTGAAGGAGAGGGTTCATTAGATAGACGGATCAGTAATACCGGGGACAATAATGGCTCCTCTAATAAATGAGTAGTTAAATGTGCCATAAGCAGTATTACCTTTTTTATATCTAAAAGAAAAATCGGTTTGATTTTGATTAATTGGAATCTGGGTGGTAGCAGTATCAGTTACTGAGTCGGAACCAGAAGTCGCTTGCACTCTGGCTATTATACATTCTGGATTGGTTAGTCCGCTGTTTTGAGCTTGACCGAGGCTTGCATAAACAAGTAGCGCTTCATCAGTTGATCCAACATAGCCCTCACAAAGTAACCCGGTAATTTTATAAGTTTCAAAATCAACGTCATCAGAAGTAAAGTCAGCAATATTATAAACATTAATTCTATCGTTTGGTTGATTGACCAACTGTAAAGCAAGTGTTCCTCCAGTCAATGTAACAAACTTCGGTCGCATAGAATCAATATAAGCCTTGATACTTTGTTGTGTAGCTAGCGAAGTCGCTGAGTCAGAGGACATATCATTCTCGTCCAGTATAGCAACCTCCCGAGGCTCAGATGCACTTCCAGACGTATTACCAAGGGCCTTCATATCGGCTACATTTTCTATTTTAGATTTTGTAACAGCCCCTGTAGCCAGTTGAGCCGTGTCTATACCGCCTTGATTAACTACGATCTGACCCGCAGAGTTAACGTCAGTAGTTTGACTGTCGGTTGCATCCTGATTAAACGTAGCCAAATCAATCAAGTCGTTGATCTTGTCAGCCGTAAGCTGTTCTCCGTTGGCGAACGATGTTCCTTTATTTATAATAGACATAATTTAAATTGTTAAAATGATTGCAGGATAGGGTTCATTATCCAAATACGGCAAATGATATACGGTCAGGATTATAAAGAGAACTAGAAGACCCAAAAAAGATTTGAAACTTACCTGTTTCTCGGAATCCAACATTTTCATTAACTGCATATGTAATACTTGCCTGATGATTTCCTGTAACAACTACTGAATAATTTCCATCCGTCATTGGGGTTGTAAAAGAAACTTCAAAATATCCAGTACTGGTTCTTACAATGCTGTCAACATTCCCAGAACTCTGTGGAGTTATTGGAGCTGAATTTTGTCCATTGAATATTCCAAAAGCCCTACAACCAAAATAAGGAGCAGTTCCTGTAGTTTGAGTAATCCCATTACTATCAACATAAGCCTTAATACTCTCGGAGGTAGCCAAGGTCGCAGCATCAGCCGTAGCCATTGTGTCGTCGTCAAGTATCTCTACTTCTTGTGGTGCCACTACAGATCCTGATGTATTTCCAAGAACCCGAAGGTTAGCTACGTTTTCAATTTTAGCCTTGGTTACTCCTGCGTCCTTGATGTGAAGTTTACCAATGTTAGTCCCTGATGTAATCAGCTCAAGGCTTGTTTCGTCCACGGGGTCGTTAAACGTAGCTGCATTTGCAACGTTGTTCAGGTCGACTGAAGTAACTGCATCAGTAGTTCCAAAGGTTTTTCCTGTAGTAATAATTGCCATATCTTATATTGCTGTATTTGTTGATCTAAATGCTTCAGCTCCGCCAACCTTGATTCCTCTGAATCTAGGTCGGCCAACTGTATTGTTAAGGGTGACTTGCATCCCGTATGCTCGTTTGTTACCTATTCTACCACGGACGGAAACATCCTCGTCGGGATCTAATGTATTGCCTGAGTTTAATGCACGTAGACTGCCAAGGTCTACGGTGGTGTCAAGGTTCTCCAGTTCTGCGCTAATGCTCAAATCAGAGGCTTCATCTGCGGACGACTGCACGTGCAACTCTAGGTTATTCCAGCGCTTGCGGTCCATACTACCCAGGGTAAACTGCCTAGTAGTGACAGAAGCTGGTATATTATAAGGCTCTTCGGCTTCGGCTCCTGACACGGGAATAGTTGTAGCGAGTAAGTCCTTTGACTGTATACGGGCATCAAGTCTATGCACGCCGCCTCGACTATTTATTGCGTAGACAGCACGGTCGGACTTCTTGCCCCCAACAATTAAGTCAGAGATGTCCCAGTTCGGCGCATTGGTTGTGTCAATGCTCTCCCACTGCTTGTTAATCAAGTTGAAGATTAAGATAGCATTGTTAACCTGCGTAACATTTATTTGCGTTGAAGACTTGCCTTCGCTGTCTACCGTAACTACTTCTTCGTTCAGGGGAACTGCTATATAGTATCTATTATCAAAGTAAACGCCTACGCTCTTGTCCCAGACGTCCCTATTAATCCGTTGTATAATAGAATTAATGGGAGAACTGAGTGGAACTTCGTTGCCACGAAGGTTATATAGATCCTGGAAGTTAGCCCCGTATACGCCGTTATCAGACAGGAATAACACGTTGTTCCCTACCTGTATAATAGTCTTCCTAGCTACGCAACCTACCTCGTTTGTTATTAGCTGAGTAGCTGCGTTTTGTCCTGCTCCACCTATAAGGTGAATACTATTGCGGTTGAAGACTAGCAGCTTGTCGTCCGAGAATGAATGCAGGCCGACATTGAAATCCGCCGTCCCTGCGTTAAACCTGAACTGAGCATATATCTGGTCATAGGTATCGGAGTCCAATATGTCCGAAGTAATAACTTCGTCTAGAACCTTCCTGTATGTAAAGCTATCTTCTGCGTCATTTACTGTGTATTTAAACGGCATTACCAGCCTGCGCTGATGATACGTCGCATACTCAGGAGCTGGCATATGGCTAAACCCTAAGCCGACTGATACCTGCTTGGTAAATACAGGAGTCGCAGACAGGGACTCACCGTCTGTAGCGTGCTCTGTGGTTTTTGCTGCGTCTATGTAGAACTCAATTCCATCCGCCAGGTTGACAGTTTGATTTCCATCTATTGTAACGCTTCCGTTCTGAGGAATATAAAAAGTCAACGTGTCAGTCGTGCGTTCAGCTATATACCTTTTCCCGTCGGTCTTAATATCTCCAAAGCCAGCAATAGTAATTGGGTCACCGATGTCATAACCGTGCGCATTAGAGGTTATGACTATTTGATATAGTCCAGTAAACTCTGCATTGCCGTGAGCAGTTCCATTGTTAACCGCTGCGCTAATAAGCTTCGTGGGGCCTTGCTCGTATACTCTAGCTATAGTAAATGTTTCACCTAGTGCAAGTCCGCTTGTTTGGCTACTTTGACTTGGAGATATTACTGAAAGTATATTGCCGTCGACTACACTTTCCGTTTGGTGAATAACTCCACGGCTATTAATAATAGCAAACTCACCTGCAGCGCATACAATCTGCGTTGGCTGAGTATAGGTTCCGCTTTCTACACGTTTAAATGCTGGAGATATTTTAGATGCT